GCTGAATCAACGGGCACGGGTACTGGTGATCCGATCCCTACCGAGCAACCAATCACACCTGAAGCAGCGCCTGAATCGAAGTTCGGTCCTGGTGGCCCCGGCTCTGCATTAGATGGTGGAGCAACTGGTTTCCGCCCTCGTCGTTCACGTTGGCGTACGTCTGGTCAAACAACTAAAGGTACAGCCAATCTAAAGATCAATGGTCAAACCGGACGTAGCTCTGGTGTCAACTTAGCCACCGGACTTGCTGCTGCAGGTCTAGGTATGTTTGGTTAACTATTATTATGTCAGCAAAAACAAGATATGACTATTTAGCAAGTGATCGTTCCCAGTTTCTAAACGTAGCAAGACAAGCCGCCGACCTGACTCTTCCTTATCTAAATCGTGGTGAAGAGGAGTTTGTCAAAGGAGCACGTCATCTGCCTACACCTTGGCAAAGCGTTGGTGCAAAGGGGGTAGTCACTCTGGCATCCAAATTGATGCTGGCACTACTGCCTCCTCAAACCAGCTTCTTTAAGCTCCAGGTAGATGACACTGCATTGGGTACGGACTTCCCACCCGAAGTTCGTTCTGAGTTGGATCTTTCCTTCGCAAAGATCGAACGCACTATCCTTGAATCCATTGCAGCCTCCAGTGATCGTGTCGTTGTACACCAAGCACTGAAGCATCTGGTGGTGACAGGTAATGCGTTGATCTTCATGGGAGAGAAACAGCTCAAGCTGTACCCCTTGAATCGCTACGTTGTAGAAAGAGATGGCAACGGTAATGTGCTTGAAATAGTCACAAAAGAACGCATCTCAAAGAAGCTTCTCATGAAGGTTCTCCCCATGGCCGTGCCCAATGATGTGGCCGGTACTGAAGCAGAACGGAATGATGAAGCCGACATCTACACACACATCCGCCGAGACAACAACAGGTTTGTCTGGCATCAGGAATACGAAGACAAGATCATTCCAGGTTCAATGGGTAAAGCACCTGTTGAAGCTAACCCATGGTTGGTCCTTAGGTTCAACACTGTTGATGGTGAGGTCTACGGTCGTGGTCGAGTAGAAGAGTTCATCGGAGATCTACGCTCCCTTGAAGCCCTCTCTCAGGCCCTCGTAGAAGGCTCTGCAGCAGCCGCTAAGGTTGTCTTCGTAGTGTCACCCTCTAGTACCACCAAACCGGCCACGCTGGCCCAAGCAGGCAACGGTGCAATCGTTCAAGGAAGACCGGATGACATTGGTGTCATTCAGGTTGGCAAGACTGCAGACTTCCGAACTGCATTTGAAATGATGCAGCAGTTGGAACGTCGGTTGTCTGAAGCATTCCTCATCCTTTCTGTTAGGCAGTCCGAAAGGACCACTGCTGAAGAAGTACGGATGACTCAAATGGAACTGGAGCAACAGCTCGGTGGACTCTTCAGTCTGCTGACGACTGAGTTCCTTGTTCCGTATCTTAACCGTAAGCTCAACGTCTTCCAAAAGACTGGACAAATTCCACGTCTTCCAAAGGACATTGTTAAGCCTACTATTGTTGCTGGTGTAAATGCTCTTGGTCGTGGTCAGGATCGTGAAAGTATTACTGCTTTCCTGACCACTATTGCTCAGACCATGGGGCCAGAAGCTCTTGCTAAATACATCAACAGCGATGAGGTAATCAAACGTCTTGCTGCTGCACAAGGTATTGATGTCCTGAATCTTGTTAAGAGTATGGATGCTCAACAAGCCGAGATGCAACAGAACATGGCTATGCAGAAGGACATGATGCTTACACAGCAAATTGGTCAGCTTGCTAAGACGCCACTAATGGATCCGACAAAGAACCCTCAAGCACTGGAGATGATTAATGGACAAGGCAGTCCCGTCCCGCCCGCAACGGGCCAAGAACAAGCCGGTATCCCCGCCCCTCTCGGCTGAGGATCGTGACCTCTTTGATGAGTCCGGCAACAAATATGCACCACGAACCAAGATCGGCAAACCGTCAGTCGGTGTTCCCAATCGTGTTGAACGAGTTGGTCTTGGCAATCTTAAAGTAATCACTACTAATGGCTACACTGACGTACGATCCGACTGAAGCACAAGACGGAGAATTCTCCGCAGATGAACTTGATTCACTTCAAGTCGGTCAAGCACTAGAAGACCAACAACAGCAACTCCTTGCTGGTAAGTTTAAAGATGCTGAGGATCTAGAGCAAGCTTATATTGAGCTGCAACGGAAACTTGGTAACCGCGAAGCTGACACTACTGAAGAAGAACCTCAACCCACAGAGGAAGAGGTTCAAGATGAAGTAGATGCTGATTTCCTTGAGCGTCTGTGGCAAGAATCACAGGATGAGTACTCGCAGGAAACCATCGAAGCTCTGCAGAAGATGGATCCAACTGACCTTGCTCAGATGTACCTGGAGTATCGCTCACAGGTTGAAGAGGGTGGTGCTGTGGAAACCATAACTGCTGAGGATGTTAGCAATCTCCAAGGTCTTGTTGGTGGTCAAGAGCAGTACGGCCAAATGATGGCTTGGGCTCAGGAATCATTATCTGACCAAGAGATAAGTATGTACGACGCAGTAATGGATAAGGGTGATCCTCTTGCCTGTTACTTCGCTGTGAATGCTCTTGCATTTAGGTTTCAAGAGGCTCAAGGTTATGACGGTCAGATGTTGACCGGTAAGGCACCATCGTCTCAGGTCCAAGGTTTCCGTAGTCAGGCTGAACTCGTGCGTGCCATGAGTGATCCTCGCTACGACAATGACCCTGCATACCGTGCAGATGTAGCTGCGAAGCTTGAGATGTCTGATCTCAACTTCTAAATGATGTTGGAAGAGTAAGCAATATAAAAGTCCTTTGCAATGAACTCATGCTTACTCTGACACTCACTCTTGCTTCTCTTGCATCGTGGTATGGTTATCCATATCATGGGAATCGCACCGCTTCTGGTGAGATTTACAATATGCATTCCATGACTGCAGCACATCGCACCCTTCCATTTGGAACGAAGGTGCGGGTCTGCAATACCTCTAATAAACGCTGCATCAATGTCCGTATCAATGATCGTGGACCTTTTGTCCATGATCGTGATATTGACTTGAGTCGTGCTGCTGCTGAGGCAATTGGTTTGAGAAGTAAGGGTGTTGGTCAAGTCACCATTCAACGAATTAACTGACATGGCAAAAGCTTTTGACCCGAAGACATCTTCGGTAACTGTGCAGTATGTCACTACTGCTTCTGACGCTCGGGCATTCATTAGTGCCTATGGCGAGACCGCTCAAACCCTGACTGAACTAAGCCCGAAAGGTGTGAAGGTTCAGGCCGGTGGTGCTGCTTGGACCTAATGATCATGAAAGGTAAAGGCGGTAAGGGCGGCGGCGGCAAGAAAGGCTGCTGATAACTAGTTCCCGCAAATCACTAATCGGGC